TCAGGTTGCTCTTGTTGGTCGCATTAATGGAATGCTCACAGGCCCACGTAAGTGGAAATTGGCCTTGGGGATGTTATCTCTTATTGGTGCTGCTATTACTCTTTATGTGAGTATGCGCCCTAAGAAGGAGAAGACCCCCCCAATGGAGACCCAAGGAAATAAATTTAGTACTTCTGAAGTTGATCTTAAGAAGGAAGAACGAACCAATGTTTGGTATAATCCTACATTGGAACTTACTAAATTTGATATTCCTCTGCCATCGCAGAGTTTGAAGACCTCATCTATTAATGAGGTACGCGATTTGTTTAGTAACAATTGTGTACGCCTTTTGATTCGTCGCCAGGTTGGTGACGAATTCAAGGTGTGTTCAAACGCTGGTATTTTCCTTAAGGGTCATATGTGTATGACCAATAATCATGCTTTTAAGAAGGATTCGGATATTTACCGTGTCACTATTATTAAGCAGAGTGTTGCTCAAGGCTTGAATGCAAACGTTACTATTACTGTTCGTGAAAACGATTTGATTCGTCGCCCGGATAGTGATATTGTTATGTTTGACGTTCAAGCTATGCCACCACATAAAGATATTACCAAATTTTGGGATTTTTCAGGTGGTGTGTCATTTACACGTGCTATTGCTCTCCGCCGTCAAGAAAGTGGAGAGTTAGAGTGTCAGGAAATCTTTAATTTGGATCATATTGCCAATTTCCCTGTTGAGGGATTGGGTTGTGATCTACCCATTTCGTTGGGTAAGGTTTCCCGTAATACTATTAAAGGTGATTGCGGTGCAATTTATATTGCTATGACACCTCGTGGACCAGTTATTTTTGGTCTACATGTTATTGGATATGATTATACTTGCGGTGCAGTGTGCATCGATGCTAAAGTGATTGAGGCTATGTTTATTGAGCATGCTGAACGCTTTGGCAAGTCTTCTCTTATCCAGGGTGGTGGTGCACCGCAAATGGTTTTAGATGGTAAATCTATTCCACTTTCGATTCCTCACCACAAGTCCCTCTTCCGTTATTTGGAAGATGGGACGGCTAATATATATGGCTCTTTTGCTGGGTTTAGACCCAAGCCAAAGAGTAGTGTATGCGCCACTCCCCTTCAGTCTAAGATGCTTGAGCATTTTCAGACTGAAGTGAAGCATGGGCAACCGTGCATGGAGGGCTGGGAGCCTTGGAGAAAAAATATCGTAGAGATGGTGAAACCGAATGTCACATATCGTAAGGATGTGTTGGCACATACGGTGGCTACCTATACTGCTGATATTATTTCTGGACTTCCAGAAGGCTGGGAGAAACAGTTGGTTTTTCTCAGCGATAGAGCAGCAGTCAATGGTGTACCTGGTGTACGCTTTATTGATCGTTTGAATACGAATACGTCTATGGGATTTCCTTGGAATTGCACCAAGAAGCGCTTTTTGCACAACGATATCTCGGAAGACTACGCACATGGCGTAGATTTCGATGATGCTGTGTGGGAGCGAGTTCGTACTATTAAGGCATTGTATGCTGAAGGTAAGCGTGCTTACCCAGTATTTACGGGACATCTTAAGGATGAACCCGTTACTTTTGCTAAGGTTAGTGCGAAGAAGACGCGTGTGTTCACTGGTGCTCCAGTGGATTGGTCATTGGTTGTTCGATCACGTCTTTTATCTTTTGTTAAATTGTTACAAGAGAACAAGACTGTGTTCGAAGCCGGCCCAGGAACAGTATGCCAAAGTACTGAATGGGGTCAAATTTATGAATATTTGACTGTATTTGGAACTGATCGTATTGTTGCTGGTGATTATGGTAAATTCGATAAGCGCATGATTGCGGATTTCGTTTTGGCTGCTTACAATGTAATTGCTTCAGTTTATGAAGCTGCAGGGTTTAAGCCAGAAGAAGTTCGTGAAATTTTGTGCATTGGAGAAGATACCGCTTTCCCTTTGACCAACATGAATGGTGATCTGGTGGAGTTCTTCGGAACTAACCCATCTGGTCACCCTTTGACTGTTGTCGTAAACTCGTTGGTTAACAGTTTGTATATGCGTTATTGCTATGTACTACTTAACCCTGAGCATGAATCACGTTCTTTTAAGAAGAATGTGAGATTGTTCACTTACGGTGACGACAATATTATGGGAGTTAGTCGCTCATGTGATTGGTTTAATCACACCGCTATCCAGCGTGAACTCGCTTATATCGGTGTTGAATATACCATGGCTGATAAGGAGACAGAGAGTGTTCCTTTCATCAGC